AGATTGACAAGTCCAGTAACCAAAAGTCTTATCGCCAGAATAAAAATCAAGAATGGTTGGCACAAGTAGTAATTTTTTATACATAATACTAACCATAAATAAGGAAAAATAATACAATGGATATGAAAAATTTTCACAATTGGGTCAATGCGACTCAAAAAACAAACCTAGAAATGACCGATACTCAAAGGCAATTCGGATTCAATACCTCAAATATTGAACGCAAAATAGTCGAAGAAGACCAAGAAACATCTCCAGAAATGACTGACACTGATGGGGAAGTTACATTGGAAGACTAAAGGAAAAGAAGTAACATCAACAAACAATAAGAATCCTCTTACAGAAGTGTAGGAGGTTTTTTTTATAAATTTCAAATAAAAATGCCATTTATGGTTCACAAATTCCATAAATAGTCATAGTAGGAGTATGGAAAACTTATTTAGGTATCTCTCAGCATCTTTGTTATTAATTGTAGGGTGTCAAACACCTCGTGCGTCCATCCTACCCCCTCAAATCACCACCGACATCGTTATAGATGTTACACCACCGAAGGTTTCAAACCCTCTTGACAGGTGGTTCACCCCAACAACTGAAGAAAACGACCCATATCCATCTGTGTGTAGTTTGCATAGAAAAGATGGCTCTATGATAGGTTCTGCAATTCTCATAGAGAAGGATGTTGCTCTAACGGCTGCCCATTGTCTAGATGGCGATGATGTCTTCTCGATTGTCATAGGTGAAGAAGAAATTATGGTGAAAGACACAATCTTACACCCTAGTTACAGCACCACATCCTTTTCTGTGAGTAACGATGTTGGTTTAGTATTCCTTGAATGCGAAAGCCAATACGAACCCGCAACAATTGGATGCGTAGAGTGGATGCATAGATATCAAAACATTACTACAGTAGGATATTCGCGAGGGTATAAGAAATATAGTAAGAGGTGGGTGTTTACATACTTTGGCACACTAATAGAAGAACCGAATAAAATTAAATTCATACCACGAGATGCAAGCATATGGTTCGGAGATTCTGGTGGTGGGGTGTTCGCAAAATTTGAAGGTAAGGAATATGTCGTAGGAATCATAAGCACATTCACTATGATGCGTGTGTTTGAAAATAAAGAATTGGTCACAGAGTGTTCTGCAACCAACATAGCAAATTACATAGATTGGATAGAAGGGAGTATTGCAAATGGACAGATGGAACAACTTGAAGAAACTGTTGAGGATGGACGGTAGTGTGGGAGAACGTATTGGAACTGGCGTTTTTATTGTCGGTGGTTTTATTGTTGGATTGTGGCTCGGAAGACAAATCCTAGAACTTATATAACTTATATAAATAGTCACAGATGATTATTGCAGGAATAGATTACAGTTTACGAGGACCAGCCGTTTGTATATACAACAACGAGAACGGTTGTTTCTCATTTGCAAATTGCAGTTTCTATTTCCTTACCAACACACAGAAATATGCAACAATGTTCAACGATAATATATTCGGTGAACGGTTCAATCAATGGAATTGTGAAACTTCACGATATGAAACCATTGCAGATTGGGCGTGTGATAGAATAACAGGATGTGAACAAATTGCATTAGAGGGATATGCCTTCGGTGCAAAGGGAAATAGATTATTTCAAATTGCAGAAAACACGGGCATACTCAAATATAAAATATACCAAAAAGGCATTCCTGTCGAAGTGGTTGCGCCAACAGCAGTAAAGAAGTTTGCAACTAGCAAAGGCAACGCATCAAAGATGGACATGCACAGTGCATTCCTTAAACATACGAGTATAGATTTAAAGAAAATGATTTCACCCGACCAAAAAGACATATCGAATCCTGTTTCGGATATTGTCGATTCTTATTACATTTGTAAATTGTTACACAGTAAACTATCTGAGTAGATATGACATCTCGCCAGTATTATCGTCTTGTACGATAATTGATTTACCTGGATTCTTATGTGCATATGAACGAATTGATTGATTTTCAATTTCATCCATGTTCAGTTTTCTTTTCCACCGTTCGTGTTTCTTTCTGCCCTGTAAGCAGTTGCAGTATTCTTCTGATGATACTTTGAATATCCTTGCACCTGCGAATGTTGCAGGTGTTTCGTCTTTACTTGTGGCAGGTGGACCAGTTTGCATATTTTCTTCAACGGATTCTTTAACTTTATCATCAGCAATTCCGCCTGTTATACCTGCTCGTCTTTGAACTTTTGGTTTCTTTGACACTGGTGGCTTACCGTCAAGTCCTGCAATGTTTTCACCACCACCTGCAACATTAGCAATGGCATCTTCTTTTGTTATTACCTTTTCTTCTCCAAGAAAATCAATCTTGAATAGTGGTATGCCAAGAATTTCATCGAATGCTTTTATATTTTCTTCTATGAATATATTTTTACCTTCTATGATATACAATCCTCTTTTGATATTAGCATCTCGCATTTCAAAAGATTCATTGAGCATCATCGAATCAACATCACATCCATTTTCTTTTAGAAAGTCCAAGAACATATCTTCTATTAATGTTCCTGTTGTTCCTTCTGGGTCTGCCTGTTCTTTGATTAGATATAAAGCGGCGGCAAAACTTGCAAGTCGTGATTTGAATATAGGAAGTTTTTCAAGAATCTTTTTAAGATTCCAAATGAGTCTATGAAATATAGTATATGACTTTTTTTCTTCGCTCGTTCTAAGGTCTTTCATTTTCTTTAAGACTTTACCATCCTTATCAATGATACCAAATTTGAACGCATCCGTGTCCTCCCATGGCATAGAAAGAATCTTAATAAACTTATATGCTACAAATGCGTTGAATATTCCCATACTAGAGTTTCCTTAAATTATCAATGATTATATTGTCAAGAGGAACGATATCATATTGTGGTTCATCGATAGGAATATATTGCAGAAACACCAAGAATGTTTTCAGCAACGAATGTAAATCTTTTTCTAGTTTATAGAATAACATATTAACCGACCCTTCTACACCAAATACATTTGCAACAACGATTATGTGATTAAGTATGAGTCTTTCTTTAAGAATACCCGTTTTATGGTATCGTCTTAATAATCTCTTTACATACTTAATTCTATTCAAATCTTCCTGAAACTCTTCCATGCCCATACATTGGGGATTTTCGTATAACTTCATGGCATACATCATAAAATTATTTTCATTTAGATTGGTAGACTTCATCATCACCTGTTGCATTATTATTGGTTACTGCCCTTTTGTTTCTGCTTGTTTTACAATCTTTGCACCGATTCGATACAATCCACTTTCTGCAACAGTGTATTCGATTTGCATTGACAATCCGTATCCTAGTTTTGGTGTAATGCCGTCATCTTCTGACACGCCACCCTTTTCCATGTCCCAACCAGAACGACCACCGAACAGAGTAAGGGGATATTCTTCTATCCCTTCTGCTACCGTACCGTTTGCCTGGAAGTCAAAGTGCAACCCACAAGTATTTAATCTTGCACGAAGTTGTGACACTGCCTGACGGGGGTTCATATATTCTTGTGTTGTATATTGTTCAATGAACGCATTTACTGCGCCTAATGCTTCTGGGTTTCCAAGGTCATGCAGAGGTACATTACTGTCCCTTGCATCCCTGCCTGTATGTTTCATTCCAGATGGTGTATATTCACCTTGCTCTGATAATGTATTTTTAAAATCTTTATATGTTTTCATTTTTTCTCCTCTTGAGTTTATATATGATTCGTTGTAAGGATAACCTTTACCTGATAGGGGCATATTGATACCCAGTTTCTTTGCCTGTGCTGGACTCATCTGCTCTGTAATAGATTCTGTGACAAGTTTACCTTTGTTCTTCTTCGCATACTTTGCAAGTCCACTATTATTGACTGCTTTACTACCAGGCAATTTTTGAACTTCTACTCTTGAACCTGCAATCTGATTTCCGATGGCAATGGCAGCATTTTCAATATCATGAACGAATTGAGATGCATCAGAATTCTTAGAGAATTTGTATATTAAAGTATCATGTAGTTTTTGTTTCTTTTGACCTTTATATGCCTTCTTCCATCTTGCAAATTCTCTGTCGCTCATCGGTCCAGTATTTGCTTCATCCAGTTCAACGGATTCTTTGATACCAAGTTTTTTATTAATGTAAAGGGCAACTGATTGAGGAGTACCTTCAAACTCTCCATCACCGTGGTCAAAAGTAACCCTCACATTCCCGTGTTTGCGAGTTGTCAGAAGCATATGCTTATATGGAGTTTTGGTAACTCCACCACCCTTTTTGATGTTGATACCATAACCTTTTTTAGAACCGATTTTGGCATTCTTTATTACACTGTCTGCTGTCCACGCTTCATCCAAATGTTCAACGGATTCAGTTATGGTACTCAAAAGTTCTTTATTCTTTTTACGAAATTTAGTTCTTGCAGCCACAGTATTAAATTTAAAAACTACTCTCTTGTTTACTCTGTCTACTTTTCCACCAAGTTTGGTAAGTTTTGTGACTTGCTTGTTATCTTTCATAGGATATGTGAGTGAAAATCCTGTTGCCACTGGCAGTGGAGAATGTCTTTCATCTAGTAGTGTTTTGAATTTTTCGTAATCCATAATCGTGTCCTCATTGTTTGTATACTTTTCTACAGGTTGTCCCTGAGTCAACATTTGACGATTTTCTCTTGATTCGTCTGTGCCATCTTCGACCGGGAGTTTCTTCTTTTTATTTATGTTATCAACCTTTTCGGTAATCTTCATTCGTTTACGCAACGAATTGTACAATTTCTTACTAAGAGTTGCATTTGCCGTAGAAGGCAATCCCTTGACGAATAATGCAAAGTCGCCGTCCGATGCCGCTTTACGCATCTTTGATGCAGACATTCCTGTTACGTCTTCTGCATCAGGGTCACGTTTACCTGCACTCACTACCTTGAATGAGTCGAATTGGTATCCGTCATCTCCAATATACTTGACAATCCTTTTACGGAATTCACCAACTCTATCCCCACCCACAACCATGATGACATGTTTATATCCCCCGTCACTCAAAGATTGTAGTGCCTCAAACGGAGTGCGAATAGATGAATCGGTCGAAATGTCCATACCTTTAAAGAACTTCTTCATGTATGATACTTTTTCTTTGTGGGACAGTGGATTCTTTTTCTTATCGTTAGTTGAACTGGTAAATATCCGATGCTCTGAGTTCGCCTTCTTTGCAACGGATTTAACCTTGTCCATGAGTAATTGATGCCCTGCGGTTGGGGGTTGGAATCTACCAAAAGTGAAGACGATAGCCTTCCCCTTTTCTTCCAATATGGTTTTACTTTTCTTTTTCATAAATAGTTCACCGATATTATCACCTCCGATACTTCTAACCAACCGCAGGTCATCAATATTTTTTAATTACTGATTCCAAGGAAATTTTGCTTTTACCCAGTTCCACATAGGGGCGCCAATAAATGCTCCCGCCACGAATACCAATGCGGTAAACCAAATTGTTCCTAAAAATCCTGCCGTGCTTGCTAAAGTAGTCATAATGATTCTCCTTGTTTTCTACTTGTTGCCATGTCCTATCTCTTTTATTATTTATACTGAATTAAGTCCAGTTCTTTGCTACATTAAAGTTTTGCATACTAAATTCTAACCTGTCCACAAATTTGAGTGCCCTGTTGCTCATTCGGTCTACTGCGACAAATCCCTCTGGTGCAGTGACATCGAATCCGTTATCTGTTTTAATAAAAGTACCTATACTCTTAATCTTTTCTAATTTCTTCACTATAAGAATCTTGGCATCGGTCAATGCGCCATGAAGTTCAAAGACAGAATCCAATTTTGTAGAATTTTTGGATAAATATCCAACTAATTTTTTTCTTAAATCGTCTTTTTTCTTCTTCGCTGCATCAGTTTTTAATTTGTCTATGGCTTCCTGCAATTTGTCATTTATATAATTTTTAAATTCCTTCGCAGAAAGTTTTGTAACCCCTTCGCGGACTTTACTGTTACCATAAACTTTAATTAAACCTATCAATGATGAATTGGCTGCCAACTCATCGATAAAATCCTTAGAATCCTCTAATAGTGTTTTGATATTTTCGATGTTAGCATATGAATCATCTGTTTCAGATTTTGTAAGGGTAGAAGAACCAGTAGTATCTCTAAAGTCTGCATCCTGATACCATACTAAACTTGATTTTTTAAATCTCTTTATGTTGGGAGTAAACGATGCCTTCATGTTCGACATAGTTCTACCTGTATATCTTGTATGAAACACAATACCAATTTTTGAATTGTTTATTTCTTTACCAAAGTCTGAATCAACTGGTACTGCATAGGTAATTGTGTTGGGGGTAAATGTATAATACCGTTCACCGCCTATTGTTTGGGTTTTAATATCTCCGGGAGTAAACATTAAATCGCCTTGGACTATACCCTTTATGTTTAGTTTCTTTAGATACTTCAATGCATATTGCAGTTTGGATACTAATCCGCCCTCATGATTCTTTTTAATGTCTGCATTGGTATAATTTATTTTGGGTGTCTTGTTGAATATACTTTTCGACCCTACAAAGAACTTTCCTGTTTCTGGATGTATACCACAGAACACAGCAGGAGCGCCGTCCCACTTGACCGTGACATCTATACCCTTAGAAGAATTCCCACTCAACATATCCGTCACCGATTCAAGAAAACGAATCGCTTCCTCTACTCCTTTTGACCCATCATTGAACAAGGAATCTTCAAGGTGTTCCATGTGAAGATTTTTTGCCTCTGAAAGGTGTTGCTTGAAGGATTTCAATTCACTTTCTCCATTTGTTATTATCTCTACCTCTATTCTTTTTTGCTGATAATACTCTCAAATTTCCACTGTCATTATTTTGCGGATTGCCATCTTTATGGTCTACGTCTTTACCGTCACCCTTGCAGACACGACCATCTTTTTCTAGTTGTCTTCTTGCAAGAACTCGTTTACTTCTATTTGCTCTCTGTTCTGGTGTACTGTGATATTTCTCGTATTCTTTCTTATAATCTCTTTCATTCTCTGAAATAAAATCGCCCCAAGTCAAGAATCCTTCTTTTTTAAACTTTTGGTGAATACTTTTTCTTTTTGCCATAGACTTTTTTCGTTTTAGATTAGCCATTGCTCTCTTTGATTTTGCTTTCTTTGCAGACTTTCTTGCCTGTTTTTCCTTCTTCATCTGTACACCAGCAGAAACCTTCACGCACTTCTTACTACCCGGTTTTTCTAAATCATATCCTGTTTCTGGACAGACAAATTTTTTGATTTTCTTACCCTTACGAATGACCACCTTCTTCACAGCCTTCTTTTCGGTAAATAATTCTGGGTTTTTATCTTTGAACGAATCCATAGGTTCTCCTAAACAATAGAGGTTTCTTATAGTATATATAATATGTAAGTAGAGTATAAACTATAATAGGAGAGTAAAAATCAATGTCAACTGAAAGTTACAAACAAGCACACAGCATTACCCCAAGCGATTCAATCTACGACCTAGTACCAAAGGGGAAATGTAGAGCAATTTATGTTGGAATGGGTCCAAATGGTGTTACTGCTGATATTACTATAAAAACACCAGAAGCAAATTATAACTATGCTGATTCAACTTCACATCACGGTGTGACTGGCGGTACAGTGGTTAAATTTGGAAATTGGCCGGTTGGTACTATCTTACCAGTAGTAGCAACTCATGTAAAATCAACTGGAACTGACGCTACTGAAATCGTTGGTTTGTATTGATTTATATTTTTTAATACAATTATACAATTTTTTAGTATATCTGATGGGATTGTCCACGAATGATTGGACAGCCCCATCTTCTGATGATATTAAAATAACTATGTTATCAATCTTTATGCCGGTTCTTTCATGAAACATAATGGCATATGCCGTTGCTTGCATGAAGTAATTATCAATATCTTCTTTTCGTTTTTCTCTTGTAGAACCCTTGAAGTCGATGATTGACTTTTTACCGTCATAATCCGCCACACAGTCCACCCTGCCCGCAAGACCGAGCAAAGAAGAATACAACGGTACTTCTTGTGCAACGATGTTGTCTATCTTATGAAGTTCTGGTTTAATTTGCTCGAATAGAATCCTGTCCAACGGACTGGCATTATTGAGATAAACGGAGTCATTTTGAAGATACTTTTCTATTGTATCGTGAAATCTATTTCCCCTGTTTAATACTCGTCTTGATTCTCTTGGATTCTTTTTACGCCATTCTGCGAAGAATGCCTTTTTCTCGAATCCTGTAACCGTAGTGACACTTGGATATTTATGCCCATCTGGTGTGCTGTAGAACCGTGTTCCGTCAGTGCCAGTTGTGGCTGGACAATCTTCAAATGTATAATCTAGGTCTTTGTGTTCAAATTTGTGTTCAAAGGTCTTTGTGTGCATAATATAATGATACCATAATTTTAGTCAATGTCAATGATTGTTTTCAGGATTGAGTTTAGTTTATTGTCGGATTGTAGATATTGCCCTTGGAATTGATGGTCAATAGATTCTGTGGAAATTACCTTGCCTTTGGCATCTTTTACTGTAATCGTTGCCCCTTTATGGGATTGCTTCAGAAACTTTACTACATCTTTAATTTCACGCTTTGAAACTGGCATAGTTTCTACTATCTTTTTGTTCTTTGTTGCAGTAATAGTATAATCGGATTTGGCTTCATTCATATCTTTCATTAATGCCTTGACTGTCTTGAGGTCAATCTTCATAATCTTTGCAATCTGTTGGGCAGTTTTGCCTTCCTTGACAAGCATATGGAATTCTGACATCTTACTTTCATCCAAGTCTTCACCATAAGACGATGCAATTCCGACCATTTTATTATATTTTAGTATTTTTTTCTTGTCATCCTTCTTTTTCTTTCTTTCACTCCGGCTAAACTTATCCATCTTTATCTTTTTAAGAAATGGTTTCTCGTCCAGTTCAACGGATTCATCCATAAGACCTTTAAGAGTTTTAGTGTCCTTGGAATTGAGTTTGAGTTTTTTCGCAATTTCATCAGAAGATGCACCTTCTTTATCCCACATTTTCATGATGGTAGTGCCGTATTTTTTCAGTAACTCCAGTTGCTTCCCTTCATCCAGTTCAACTGATTCTATCTTCAAAGAATGAACAGGATGACCTGCCTTTTCGAGTTTTGTTACTTCTTTTTTTATTTCTTGATTGATTAGAACGACTGCTCTCCAAGAAGGGTTTTTAACTCCTGACTTATCTGCCGCTTTATCAATTTGTTCTATTTCTTTTGTTCGTTTTCTCAGAAGGTCAAGTAGTTTTACATATTTGCGTTCATTCAGGTCAACGGATTCTTTGACAACTTCCATATTACCCTTCATTTGATTGCCGGGTGGTCTAGATTTTGGAACTTCCATGATTGCAAGATTACCTATTAGACTCTTTCTACGGTATTGGTTTTTGATGTATTGCCGTGCTTGTTTTTCTGTAGGGAATGCTTTGATGAGCATTTTGCTTGCAGTTGCAACAACAGCAAATTCAGTAGTGGCTTCATCCAGTTCAACGGATTCCATTGTGTTTGGTGGAACAAGTTTATGTTGTTTTGCAAATTTCATTGCGCCAGAAATGCTGGGATGACTACCGTGATATGCGAACATCTTGATGCGACCCTTCATTGGGTCACTGATAGTTGCCATTAAGTATCCGTCTTGGTTGCTACCCTTGTTGGGGTTTCTAATTACAACAAATCTCGCACTCTTATGGAGAGTAGATAATACATTATTATGAATCAATGCCTTACCACTTTCGATATGTGCTTTGGTTTTCTTATCCGCAGGGATGTTCGTGTCCCCACCGAATCGTTGACTTGCTTCATCCAGTTCAACGGATTCTTTCAGTCCAAGTGCTTTTACCCATACATCTGCACTTGCACTGATGATTTTGTCACTGATATTACCATAAGAGATGTCATCCCTATTTTTGATATTTGCTTTGGGATACATGACATCTGCCATCATCACACGCAATTTGTTGTCAATGTTTCCGTGGGCGATTACAGCGATGAAACGAGTCTTACCGCCCTTTGAACGGACAACAAGTTTACCTGTTGTGTATTTCTTTACTGCTTGCTTTACTTGCTTTGCAATTGCGGCGGTATTATCTGCTTCATCCAGATGGTTTTTGCCCTCTGCTATATTTAAGATAGCATCATTCAATGATAGTCTTGTTTTTGTGTCCATTTAGGTCTAAACTCCTTTAATAGTATTATGTATATAAAAAAGACCCCAAGGATTTATTTCCAAGGGGTCTTTTTAGTTTGATTACAGTCTGTAATCTATATTAAAATCTAATTTGTAACTGAGTACGAATAAGGTATTCACCTTCTTCTGCGGTGGAATCCCACCCAGTCGTACCTAAGTTCCAACCACCATCAATGCCGTTTAGTGACTTACTGAAATCAGTAGTCCACTTAACATTATCATTGAGTGCATAGTTGACACCAACCGTTACAATGCTAAGATTGGTTGCAACATCTTGAAGATGTCCTTGTTCGTATTGAACAAAACCTTGCATAGCATCGGTGCATTGATATGAGGCAGTCCATACTGTTCCCCAATCGTCACCATTCACATCGTCCATTGTTGCAACATAAGCACCAGTGAAATCAAATCCACCTGCACTGAATGTGGCATCAGCAGTCCAAGTGTTGTAATCAGAAACAACGAGGTCGTTGTGCGAAACAGCAACACCCATGTTTATCCAATTAGCAGGACTAAAGTCTAGACGACCAGTAAGTGCATAACCATTCTGAACTCCTGCACCATTTGCAGTATTGAATCCATCTGTGTATGCAACAGTTACACCACCAAGAGCAGTTTGATATCCGTATTGGACACCTTGACTACGACCTTGACCGAACTGATTTGAGATAACAGAACGCTCTGTTGCAAGAGTGTCTGCACTAGATGTTAGAACTTCCTTCATGAAAGGACTTTTAAACTGACCAACACGGAATCCGCGTCCATCAGCATATGCATCCATTAATGTGAAGTTACCGCCATCTGTCCATTGACCGCCTACTTTGTAGGACCAGTCGTAAACATCACCAGAGATGTCAAGACGAGTTCGTGGAATATTAAATCCATGATTGTTGTCTACACCTTCTGTTGCGTTTTGCTTGTAAGTCCAACGAGATTGAACCCAACCGTGAACATTTACAGTAACGGCAGAACCGTCACCAAGCAAATTTGCACGATTATCTGCATCAGCAAGAACATCATGGACTAGTGAACGAACTTCGTCTGCACGAGTATCGTTCATCCAATTTGAATCGGATGAACCTAGTTCAGCAATCCTTGCTTCGGCTGCTTCAAGTCGTTCTTGAAGGTCTGCATTCGTATCAGCACCGGCAACACCACACGCAAATCCTGCGAGTAATGAAGCAATACCAAACTTTGTAATTTTTGAGATATTCATAGGTTATCTCCTTTTTTAAAGGTTCAAGACGATTAAACGCCTTGAATCAATTCCCAAAGTTCACGAACTGCACCACCAACCCAAGTAACACCGTTCCATGCAAATGGAAGAAGTGCTAGTGTGATTAGCATACTACGGCATACGCCGACCTTACCTAACGCCTTTGTTACGACATCTGTTCCGCAACTTTCTGTACATTTAGCCATTTTATATCTCCTTTTAAAAGAATTAGTCCTCTGGCAAAAGAGGGTGGTACGGAATGCACCATGAAGTCAA